AAAAATAATTTATATAACAAATTTACATTTAGTAAAGGGAGAAAAAATAGGCGGTCACGACGTAACTTAAGCAAGCGCATCAAAAGTGTAAGAAAACATAAAGAACAAAAATTTAAAAGATTAAAATGCGCTCCACAAACTAATAATAGTGACCCAGAACTTAAAGATTATACTTGCTATTCCCGCACTAATTTACAAACATTTAAAGAGCTATGGAATAACAATAGCGATGAAAAGATTAATACAAATAACAGTAAAGAAATATGGCAATTTTTCAAAAACAAGCTAAGCAAAGAGTGTTATGATGAACTGTGTTGGCTTAAAAAAAGCAAGTTGTCTTCTATTAACAACAGCGAATTATTAATAAAAGAAATATTTAAACCATTTTCACCAAAAACGTGGATAACAAATCCATCTACATGGCTTTCTAGTGTTGATATAACAAAAATAATGAACCAATATGAAAAATCGCATCCCAATTTTAAGTTTATTGGCCCCAGTCCAATAGACTTTGATACTAAAGAAGTATTTTCAACATGTGTATGGGAACAATTATGTAATTTTAATTTAAAAGAATATATTCAAAAAAAGATAACCAAAATAGGAGTCATTTTTAATACTGATACGCACGATAAGCCTGGAAAACATTGGATTGCGCTATTTATTGATTTAGATAAAAAGTTTATATTTTATTTTGATAGTAATGGAACAAAAATGCCAAAGCAAATAAAAGTATTAATTAATAGAGTAGAACAACAAGCACAACACGAAAATATAATATTAAAAGTAGACGACAATGAAGGTTTTACTCATCAATATAATGACGGCCAATGTGGTATGTATGCGCTTTATTTTATAATAGAATTGTTAAAAGAAAATAAAACAAGCAATTATTTTAAAACAAGACGAATTAAAGACGCTACAATGAAAAAATATAGGACAATCTATTTTAATCAGGCAAACCAAGAACTATATGACATAAAAGAGTAGCTTCTCTCTTTCTAGTGCCTAGATTATTTAAAATCTATCAATGGTTTTAATTAGTTCAAGTTCTTCATGTTCAGCCATTAAATGCGGACCGTTAGTATTTTTTACACTTTTATTAACACTTTCTAACTTAGTTAATATATATTCACCACAAGGACCACAATTGTCTTCATTAGCCAAATCTATTTTCTTATTAATTTTAATAGCACATCGTTCTTGACTCCATCGCCCAAGCGGACCCACTTCATTTAAAAATAACATATTGAAGAGTGTTCTACTATATAGAAAATTCTTTGCTTTTGTAAAAGGCATTGTTATTGCTATTATTATACTAACTATGGAGCTAGTATAATAATAAATCAATTTTTAAATAAAAAGAAAAACTCTAAATTAATGTCTACGCGAGCGTCTTGTTGTTCTTTTTCTGTGCAAACGTCTTTTTTTTGAACCATTTCTTCTTCTTCTAGCTTTAGTCCTAAAGCCTTTGCCCTTTACTTGTTCTCCATACGCATTTATTGTCTTGCGTAATGTGCCTCTACTTTTTTCACTCTTTTCGCTCGCATATGTGTCACTATCAGAACTATAGTCTGAACTTGAACGCGAGCGCTTCTCTTCCTCTTCTGCCGCGGCCGCCTTGCGCCTCCTACATCCACGTCTCTTCAACCCATAACAGGGCATTTATATAGTATACTAATATTTAAATAAAAAATTCTAAATATTTAAATAAAAAATTCTAAATATTTAAATAAAAAATTCTAAATGAATTCAATTATCACTATATTCACTATTCCTCAGCGCCACAGCTTCTGCCCTAAGCATCATTTCAAGTGGGTTAGCGTGTACATCACTGCGCCACCTTGCGGCCTCTTCATCTTCTTTTGCCTTTCTCGCCGCCGTAGCCTCTGCCCTCTTTGCTGCCGCTTTTATTACCGTCGCCCTCGCTCCTTCCACTGTCAACCTCGCTCTCCTTTTCGCTACCCTTGCCTTCCTCTGTTCTGTCTTCGCTTCTACCCTCATATTTTGTGCCTTATCATCCCATGCCTTTACCATCTCCTCATTTGTCCCAAGATTACGCCACCATTTTGCTTGCCTCTCCGCATTCTTCAAGTCATACCCTGCGCGTCCCGCATACTCAGCTGCTTGATTCGCCATAATTACCCGTAGTGCTCTCAGTTCTCTGGCTTCTTCAGCCACGTTATCTTTGGAAGCTGCTTCTGCCTTCATCGTTACACTACGGTTTGAGCGAGGTCTTGTACTACGGTTTGAGCGATGTGTTGCACTACGAATCGAATGAGGTATTATACTACGGTTTGAATACGGTCCCCCTCCTCCCTTTTTTATTGAATAATATTTAATTCGTGCCTTCCCTAAATAGTTATGTTTTCTATTTCTTCTTTTAGTTTTACTTCTTTTAGTTTTTCGCATTTATATAGTATACTAATATTTAAATAAATAATTCTAAATATTAAAAACAATAAACAAAAAACAAAATTTACGCGGCTAACATATCGGGTGCCATTCGTTCATTATCCCATCCTGCTTTGTTTCTAAGAAGTTCCTTATAATCTTCGTCTTTTCCATCATTAAATCGTTTTAGCGCAGCTTTATTCCATTTAATAGCAGTTTCTGTATATTTTTTATCTTTTATTACATTGGCAAGATATGGATGTCTTACTACTGTAGAATCTGGACTATGCGTTTGGCTACGTGTGCCGCGCGCTGGACCATCAAGTCCCAGTTTCTCTAATCGCAACATTTCTGCTCTTTGTAGCTCGTGTAGCGTATTATTTAGCTCTAATGCGTTGTCTAAATGCAGCTTATATTTCTCTTTGTCTGTTAAATCTTGCTTATCAAGTTGCTCAATTAGTCTTTTATGTTCAGTTTTTGCCGCAATTATTTTATCTTCATATATATCTATGTGTCTAGCTCCTGTTTCTGGTGTTTTAGAACGTCTAGATTTAGCGGATTTAGACTTACTATGCGATTTAGATTTTCGCGCAGGTTTAGAACAGCCGATTCCTCGCCCTCTTCTTTTAGACTTCCCTAAATAGTTTTTTTTTCTTCTGGTTTTCCGCATTTATAGTATAACTGTTTATTTTATATAATTTATAAAATATAAATAAAATATATATAAACCATGGATTTTTATACTCGCTTATTTTGGATGTTTTTCTTTGCCTTCATTATTTTATCTGGTTATTTAGTTTGCTGTACCAAGAAAACTGATATATTTTATTTACAAATAGGCTCTGGATTAGGTATGTTTGCTACAAGCAAAATTGGAAGAAGCTTTTTAGGAATAACTACAAAGTAGATTACTATTTAGTAAATAATATTTAATTATATAAAATATATATTTATATTATAAATGCGAAAAACAAAAAGACTAAGAAAAATTTCTAAGTTTACTAATAAAAATAAACTCGGCGGTGGGCACGGTCGTAGGTATTCGATTTCGATTAAAAACACCTGAAGTGACGAACTCCATGATGCTTTCAGAATATTAGGCGAGATTAATAGTTTACTAATCGGTACCGACACTCAAAACATGGAAAGTATAAAAAGCAATATAATTTTAATGATTGATATGTTTAAAAAATTAAATACTCAAGATAAAATATCATTTGTAGAACAAGTTAACGCAAACTTTAACATATATCATAAAGAAAGTCCAATACTTATAGAATTATATTATATGCAAATAATGATACTGATTGATGCCACTCTACAGATTAATTGGTTATATCTACAAACAGCATACTTAGCAAAGCTAAGTAATGATACTATGCAAATGATAGCAAAAAAATTTGCGATGAATGTGGAGACACCAGTCAAGAGTCTATCATCAAGAATACCCAACCAACGCAGCCGAACAGCTAAATTAAATTCCACATTAAAGCCCACAGTGCAAATATTATAAAAAAGATGTACTACTAGTTACGTTCCATAGTTTATCTAATTTCCAAATAGGAGTGCGTTTATTTAGAGCCCAACGCGAAAAGCGATTAACATAATGACGACAATCATTAATACCTAATATGTATTTTTTTTGTAATGTTTTTTCAAATTGTACGACTTCTTCAAGTGTTTTACTTGTTTGCCCCCAATAAATGGTTTTATTTGGAACATTTTCAGGAATATAAAATCTATATAGTTTGTCTACAAACCTTAATTCGCTATTTAATATTACTTCATTAGTCGGCGAGCTAATAATAGTAGAACTTGTTTTATATTCGCATTTAGTAGGGTCACAAAAAGGTCGATAATCATATCTCAACATTGTGTCTTCATTTTTAAAACTAATTCCAATATGATATAAATTTAAATCATTATTAAATTTTTCTAAATGTAAATTGACGTCTAAATGTGAATGTGAATGTAAAGGAACGTGTGGATGTATGTTATTAAGTGGCACAATATATGCTAATAAGATTTGAACATAATATAACATATATTAGTATATACTATAATATATAACAATATAAAAATAACTTTATTAATTAACTATTAAGACTTATTAATAAATAACTTTATAATATATTAAAGATGCAAAGTTGTATACTATGCTTAGAAGAAGGAGCAAATTTAAAACAACTAAATCATTGTGGTATTTACTATATTCATAAACAATGTCACAGTAAATGGATTTCTAAAAATAATACATGTATTGTGTGTAGAGAACCATTAGTAAACGAACATACAATAATAGTTCAACAAGTACAACAAGTTCAACAAGTACAACAAGTTCAACAATTTCAACAAGTTAATCAAGAAGTAGAACGTTATTCTAATTATAGGATTATAAATAGTATACAATTTAAGATGGTTTATACTATTATTGTAATGTTAATGACACTAACAATAGCATATATTTTTTTTATATGGTAAATAAAAATAATAAAATTAAGTTAAAGCTAACGTCATAATATAGTATAATACATTATAATACATTATGGCAAACATATTATTAGGAGAGCAAAACAAGGAGCTTTTATGGAGCATATTATATTCTAATAAAACATTTGAAACAATTCCGCAATCTAAATTTAACAATGTAAAAACAATATTTGAAAACGCTATTATAAAAGTTGTTAATTCTAATTTAGAAATGTTAGAGTCAACTACAAATATAAATACTATAAAAACACTTGTTACACAATTAAATAAGGTTATTTTACAAAATATAATAGTAGATATTGCTAACTTTAGTCAATTATTATTAACTTCAACTAATCCAAAAACCAACTTTAAAACGGCGACTTTAGAAACATTTGAAAAACAATATAAAGAAAAGCAAGTATCGTTTAATGAGTTTATGACAAAAATAGAGCCTCCACAAGTAAATTTTGAGGTAATAAAAGATGACATATTAGAAACAAGTGAATTAGATAAATTATTAGAAAATATTCAAAAAGAACGCTTAAAAGACATCAAAACTCCAATTCAAGAACCATTAATTAAAAAGCCAGAAAAACCAGAAATGTTAGAAATGTTAGAAATGTTAGAAAAGCCAATTAACATAGAATTGGTGAACTTAAATGATTTTGAAAAAGAATTATTTACAGAAAAGCCTGTTCAAGACCCGCAAATCTCTAAAAAGAAGATTGTAACAATTGAGGAACTCTTACACACTATTCAACCTGTTCCAGAAAAAAAGGACAATCAAAGTTTATTACTATCTATTGATGAAAAACTAATAACATTAATGACTAATCAGCAAAAGATTATGGAAAAACTGGGTCTACTATAATTTCTGAAATCTGTGTGTGCCGTCTTCTTGTTGTACTAATTTGCCTAAAAGCAAAAGTTCTTGCTTTAAGTAGCTGTCATAATCATATAAGTCTTTGGTTTCTTTATTAAACGCATATACTATTCCATTTATAGTAAGTTCATTTAATTTAACGACTTCCGTTTTCTTGTTGAGTTTCATACCTTCATCTTTGTCTTGATTACTAATATTGGGAGTATATACATATTTATCTTCGCGAGGATTACCAATAACAAAACATTTAAGGTCGTTCTCTTTGCTGGATGAGCGAGTATGAATAGCACAATCAATTGCGGATTCTTTTACACTCTTTAATAATGACGCATTAATTTCTTCTTTAATACTGGATATTTCGTATAAATATTCGTCGCTGGTAATAACTTGTTTCTTATCTTTTTTAGAAAGGTCTTTTAAGCGCAATTCAATAGACAAATCACTAGACAATTGTGTTTCGCTAAATATCATTAAATACAAAAATACTTTAACTGTTTGGAGTTCTTTAGGTAAATCGCTATGACTACATATGCGACGAGCGCGACCAATTACTTGATGGGTTCGCACAGGATGCCAATAAGGTTCAGTTATATGAACATAGCGAACATTTTTCAAACTAATGCCTTCGGCACCAGAAGAAGTAATCATCAAGACTTTAATTAGTTGTCCATAAAAATTGTCGCTTGCTATTTCCATTATGGATTTTAACAATGAAGAAGGCACAAGCTTCCAAGTGCTATTTAGCACATTTTTAATAATTTCGCGCTCTTCTGGTGTTTCTGAGCCAGTATAAGACGCATACATCGGCTTTCCAACATCTTCAGGCGCAAGCCCCAAAATAAATTCGCCTTTTTCATTTTTCTTTAACTTAAACTCGGCAAAGTTGTTTTCCTTTAAAACCAGCTTAAAGATGCCGATGCCTTCAAGTGTTTTAAACTGTGAATAAAGCAAGTGAATACCTTTATGATCATCGTCAATAATATTTTCTAAAATATGTAGAAATTTGGGGCTATGTTTTTGTAGGCCAACTTTAGACAAATATTTGCCTGAATTGCGCTCAAGTTCTTTTAGTGCTTCGGCAATACGTTTTCCATATGAGCTGTCGCTTAATTTTGTCTGGGCGTGGTCTTTTTCCAATTCTTTAATATCGTCGGCGTCATATTTTCCATCAATATTATTTATTTTTTCCGCACTAGTCAAGTCATCTAATAATTCTTCGGATATATTTTTCGCAATAATAGAATTGTCTATATCTTCTTCAATTGCGTCTAATGCTGACTCAACAGTTGATTCGCTATTTGGCATAGGACGGACGATGTCGGGTTTAGGAAATACAAAATTACAAAACGCGCGGGAAAATATGCGATATGTTGAGGCGCTATCATTATATAGCTCATCATTTTGCGCACCAGTTTTGCCTTTTTTAGATTTTTTCTTCTTATTTGCTTCTTCTAACTTGCGCTCTTGGACGCGAGCTTCTTCATATATTCCAAATTGAAAATCGCTCATTGCAACTTTAATGATTTTAAAGTCGTCAGGATTAGAATGGTCGTAGCTAGGCATTAATTGCTCTTGTGCGCTTCTAAAGTAAGATGTGAGCCCTACTATTCGCATTTTAAACATATATTGATTATTTATAGTATTGTTTGGGTTAATAAAGAGAGATTTAAACTCATCAAAATTATCAGGAAGCGCTTTGTAACCACCAACATTGATCTTATTATTGGCTATTTTAATATTATGTGCTTCTAACGCGCTTGTTATTTTTTCTATAATTTGTGCGCTAGTTAGCAGTTCATTGCTGTAAACTAGTTTATTTTTGTTTGCTCCAGATTTAATATAGCCAAATGGATTTGGAGTAATACTAAGTTCATAACTTACTGCATTATAGTCAATAGTGTCTATATAGCTTAACACATTTGCTTTGCTAAACAGTGATTCTAAATTTTCCTTTGTTATAGGTTTTTTATCAATTAACAATTTACAAGTATAAGTGCGCAGCGTGCCGCGTAATATGTTAAACAATATTGCGATTTCATTTGGATAATTAATGATTGGTGTTCCTGATAATAAAATGATTTTACAATTTTCAGCATCCATTAAATAGTTGTAAAGCTTCATTGATAACGAGGTTTTGCGAGTAAGTTTATTAACAATCCTGCTTATAAAATTATGGGCTTCATCAATAATAATTACTTTATTGGAAAAAGGATTAAGGGTTCCGCCATTTGTTAGTCCGTTTAAGTGGGAACTACGTAATCCGTTATAGTTAATAAACTGATATTTATAGGAAATCATTTTGTCTAATTGACTATTAATTTTTTGCTGATCTTCAAAATCTAATATATCATAGTTTGGTTGCTTTTTAATATTAATAAACCATACGCCACCGTTAGTTTTAATATATTCTTGCGGCAGCTTCAAAATTGTGCTTAAATATTCAATATATTGTGGGTGCGTTTTTGTGCTAATAAATTCCCAATATTGATTTTTTTTATATAAATAATCACCACATTTCTTTAACTCTTCAATGTAGTTAGATCTTAAAGACGCGGGTGTCATTACTAATATTTGTTTGTCATTTTTAATGCCTTCCGCAATCGCAATAGAAGAACATGTTTTGCCTGAACCAAGACCGTGATATAATAATAATCCTCTATAAGGAGTATATATATTTATATAATCTCGCACAATTTTTTGATGAGTTAAGAGAGAAAAGTCATTAGAACTTGAACTATCACAGCTAACAGACGACTTCCCCGCTTTTAATTGCGCTTCTTCTTTTAATAATTGTTGCTTAAAAGGCTCAAAAAGCGAATTGATAAAACTAATAAACATCTCTCTATTATCCAAATAATAAGAAGGCGCTTTTATTAATATATTTGGTTCTAGCTTAGGAATTCTATTTAAATAAAGCGTTTTTCCAATACGTAAATCTTTGGGAATTACTAAGGATTCATCAATAGTTTTACCTTTTGTTTCTTGTTTTATAGTCTTATCCTTGTCCATATCCGGTGTTCCTGGTTTAGGTGTTAATCTCTCTTTGCTTGGAAGTTTAATTTTAGATTTTTTAATAGTTTGCTCGGTCGGATTAGTAATAATAAGTTTAGCACTTGTTTTTACAATTTGACTAAAACTATTTTTCGGGTCGCCTACTTTCGGGTCCTTTTTACTAGTTGTTATGTCGTCATTTAGTGGATCTTTAATTGCGTCTTTAATTGCGTCTACTACTTCCTCGCCTTTACTATTTGCCATTTTAGAAAGTTTTTTATAGCCTTTTTGTACGACTTCTAAATATTCTTGAATACTAGAAAAAAATTGGTCTCTATTTATTAATTGTTCTGATGTTTTATCAATAATATGCGGTGCAACTCCTTCTTTGGGTATATTTAGTATAATATTAAATTGTTCTTGTGCTTTTGGTAATGGTTTAATTTTTAATTGTTGTAAAGTTTCATTTGCCATTATTATATATTATATATAATTAAATAATATATATTAAGTGTATTTAATATTTTACTTATTATACTTATACTTATAATAACTAATCAACGTTTAAAAAGAAAAAAACATTTTTGTGAGAGTGGTTTCTACACAAAAAGCTTTATGAATAGCTATTGAAAGTATGATTAATAAAAAAAATATTACTAGTAAATTACTTTTCAAATAGCTATTTATAATATAAGCAAGCAACAATGTTAATAATGTATCAACTACAGCAATATTAAATAACCTTAATGAATGAACACCTGTTCCAACTTTACCAAAGCTATCTCTATATTTACATAAATTCATAATGTTATATATTAACGTTATATTAAAAGATTAACTCAGTTTTTCAAACAATTGAATAGCTTGGTCGCACGCTAACTGTTCAGCCTTTTTCTTAATTTTGTGCTCGGCTTTAGTCAAAAATACTAATAATTTGTCTTGTTTTTCAAGACAATCATGAATGCTTTTAAATGAACCAAGACTATCAAATGTACTAGCATCACTAATTTTAGCATTATGAATATTTTGACCAAAACAAATGTATACACCCATCACATATAATCTATCATTGTCTTCTGTGTCATCCAATTTAGGAGTTTTTAGTTCAACATAGTCAGGCGTAATTTTAAACTCTTTTTGAATAATTACTTGTAGTTTATTTTTATAATTATCATCATTATTAATTAAGTTTGTCCAATCTACATGCTTTTCAAAGACATTTTCAACAAATGTTTGCGCCATTTGTAGTCCAGGACCACATTTAAATACATTTTCAAACCACCCATATTCATCTTTAATAGAAATGCGATTATAGTCAAGGAAAATTGCGCCAATAAATGCTTCAAACAAACACCCCAATTTTTTTAAATTATTGCGAATATTTTTCTCCTCAGCATGTCTCGAAATAACATAATATTTTTGAAGTCCCATTTCAAGCGCTAATTTACCAATATGTTCGTTTTTAACTAAGGCAATTTTCTTTTCTGTCATAAAACCTTCATCTGCTTTAGGAAATCGTTTATATAAATAATATTTAGTAATAAGTTCTAAAACTCCATCACCCAAAAATTCTAGACGTTCATTAGATTTGGTTTTTAACGGTAAACAATCATTTGGTTTAGCGGCAATAATAACATTAGACATATAATTTTCTAATTTAGGACGTTTTGTATATGATTTATGGACAAATGCTCGTTTATATAGTTCAATATTAAATGGTTTAGTAAAAATTCCGTATTTTGCTAATAATTCTTGAACGTTGGCAGTTACAATTTCTTTATTGTTATTATTATATGGATTAAATATTAGTTCATCATTATTATTAATAATATCATTATCAAGTTTGATGTTATTAATAGCTAAATTATTGAACGTTTCAGTACTATCATCGTGGTCTTCGTGTTCTGAATTAGTGTCTAATAAACAATTATTGTATAATAACATAGCACTTAAGTTATAAGTTATTATAGTTTTAAATCATTATTATTTAAGACAATTTTTATTTTTAATATTTTAATATTTTAATATTTTTAATATTTTTAACATTTTTAACATTTTTAATATTTTTAACATTTTTAATATTTTTAATATTTTTAATATTTTTAATATTATTTTAATATTTTATTATATTATAAAAGAAATGCCTGGTAAAAAAATTAGTAGATTAGGTAGCAATCTATATACAAATAACACATGCCAATTTGGTTCAATGGCTGGATTAAACTCAACTGTAGGTGTAAGACCAAACGTTACAGGAATAAATGGCTACAAATATTTGCGAAGTGCCGCAAATGGACTAGATTGGGAAACAGGAGCATCACTAAATAGTGCGGAACGAGGCCAAGGTTGTGGGTTAGACTTACCATATGGTGAAAGATGTGACAAAGGAAAATTATGTATTAAATTTATTGGTTATGAAACTTCTAACTTTTATCATAAAACAGGACGCGGTAGGCTTTTAAATTAACTTAAACATTAGCATAAACAATATAAATATTATTTTATAAATTATTTAAGTAATTTATAAACTATTTGCCTATGCAATTATTAGTAGATGCTCGTGAGCCAAAATCATTAGTAGAAAATCTAACTATTTTAAAAGAAAAGTCTAATATTAATGTTAGCATTATTCAAAAGAACTTGACTATTGGGGATTATATTTTTTATGATGAAATTAATAGTAAAGAGTTATTAATAATAGAGCGTAAATCTTTAGCAGACTTAGAGTCTTCAATTAAAGATGGTCGCTATAAAGAACAATCTTTTAGACTAAATGAAACAACACTACACAATCATAACATAATATATTTATTAGAAGGAGCCATTATTAACTATAAAAATGCGGAATTTAAGAGCACATTGTATTCAACCTTATTTTCTCTCAATTATTATAAAGGTTTTTCGGTTATTAATGTATTAAATCAAACCGAGACTTGTGATTTATTACTTGCTATTGCTAGCAAATTAATTCGTGAAAATAAGCCAGGGTTTTATTGTCTACCATTAACTAGTACCAACTTAGTAAACCCAGAATATAGTGTTACACTAAAATCCACAAAAAAATCTCATATAACAAAAGATAATATATTTGCTATTATGTTAAAACAAATACCAGGTATTAGTAATGTTAATGCATTAGCTTTAGTGAGCGAATTTAAAACTATGGAAAATTTGTTAGCTTCTCTCAAAACAGACAAATTTAATTTTGAAAATATTAAATTAGAAAGCGGACGTAAAATTAACAAAAATATTATAAGTGCTTTAAAAGAATATCTTATTTAATTAAATAAATAAATAAATAAATAGTTATTTATTTATATATATAATTATGAGTAGTCCCACTAATGGGGACACTAAGTATGATACTCTAGAAAACATATTACAAAACATAAAATCCCAGATACAGGATTTGTCTGACGATAAGTTAGCTAACGAGTTAATTAAGTTAAAAGCATATACATATAAAGAATTACAGGCAAGCAAGTTAAATACTGGTGACTCACTATTTAAAAAGCTAAAAAAAACTTTTGCTATTAATAGTGATTTTTTAAACCATAAATTACCAGAGCTATTTGAAATTATAGATACAATTAGTGTGAACAATATTATTTATAAAGATAATATCTTGGTTACAGAGTTATTAAATAACGTTTTATTTAGTGATCTAATAAAAATAGATAGAAAGATTGAACATATGTATAAAGTTATAGACAATGCAGCCGATAATAATAAATCATTAGAATCATATAGTCAATCTGAATCAGATAAAAGCTATAAATCAATGAATATAGAATATAACAGCACAGAAAACAAGTATCGTATCACTTATCCTGACTTTTTAGCTGATGCTTTTGAAACCATAATAAATAAATTGAAAAAGAATACAGAATATGATGAAATGGTAGGTTCAATATTTGAAGATCATAAATTAGAGCAATCAATTTCAGTTCCAAAAGGAACAGAAAAAGCAGCAGCAGAAAAAGCAGCAGCAGAAAAAGCAGCAGTAGAAAAAGCAGCAGCAGAAAAAGCAGCAGCAGAAAAAGCAGCAGCAGAAAAAGCAGCAGCAGAAAAAGCAGCAGCAGAAAAAGCAGCAGTAGAAAAAACAGCAGCAGAAAAAGCAGCAGCAGAAAAAGCAGCAGTAGAAAAAGCAGCAGCAGAAAAAGCAGCAGCAGAAAAAGCAGCAGCAGAAAAAGCAGCAGCAGAAAAAGCAGCAGCAGAAAAAGCAGCAGCAGAAAAAGCAG